GACGTTAACTGCCATGTCCCTGTAAACGTCCTTTTGTTCAATCTCCTAACCCTTACTAACTCCGTACCAGCTTCAGATGTATTAATCGTTTCATCCGGAGTGAACGTCACCTTAAAGCCTGAGTACGGATTCGGTATAGGTGTATTATTGATTTTCAAAAATCTATATCCCAGCATCTTATCGTCCTCCGCTCCTTAATGAATCACCCTTGATGACCTTAGCGACTGCCCTCTGAAGCTGTGAATCGCTAATCTGAACGTAAACCGTTGTATCGCCAGTTGAAAGCTGCATTCCCTTAATTGACTGATTAATCGTGCCGAGCTGTCCTGAGTAATCTGTTACACCATCATGAACAGCCGTGCCGAGCTGAGTTGCCGCCGTTTCGACCTTAGGAACTCCCGACATCATGCCCTTAGTCATCATATCAATCATGTCAGGCATGTATGTATGGAAGTCAGCTAGAGGACCGACATCAGGTTCGGTGAAGTGAAGGAATGACCGAATCACTCCGGCTACGTTACTGACTGCATTTTTAACCCTGCTAATTGCTCCACTGATACCTGAGGAAAGATTGCTCATCATATCTGAACCCCAACTAGCCGCATCCGAAACCACTGACTTGATACCGCTCTTAGCTCCTTCAATGGCATCAACTGCTGCTGTCTTGATCGCTGAAGCTTTGTCAGAGATGCCCGACTTAATTGCATCCCAAGTTGATGAAGCTGTCGACTTGATTGACTCCCATTTTGAGGAAAGACCACTCTTCATGCTTTCAATAGTGCTCGAAACCGAAGAAGTGATTGAGTTCCATTTTTCCGAAGCACTCGCCTTGATGCTGTCCCAAGTAGCTGATACATTTGACTTGATGCCTTCCCAGGATGAACTGATGAAGCTACCAACTGAAGTGACCGCATTACTTATCGTATCAGTGATACCGCTCCATATACTTGAAGCCAACTCTTTGATGCCGTTCCAAGTATCTGAAATGAAGGTTTTGAAGCCTTCCCAAACTCCCGACAGCCATTCAGTAATAGCTCCCCAATTTTGGAAGATGGCAATAACCGCAACAACTGCCGCTACTACTCCGGCGATGACTCCAGCTATTGGAGCCGCCGCCGCTAAGAATCCAGTAATCGCTGGAACAACAGTTCCCGAAAGTACTGCCGCCAAACCTCCACCGGCTCCGAGGGTAGTGATAAGACCGCCGATGCCTGTGACAGCTCCACCGACCACCGTGATGATTGAGCCTATTGATGATATTAACGATCCTAAGATTATTAATACCGGACCGAGTACAGCCGCCAACATTGCCGCCTTGACGATGAACTGCTGTGTCTCGGGGTTAAGTGTTTTCCACCACTCAGACACGCCCTTGATGGCTTCAGAAAGCTCTTGAAGCATTGGGGCGACTGTTTCCCCGATTACCTCTCCGATGTCGCTCATAGCGGTCTTGAGAGAGTTCTGAGCACTGGTCATTTGGTCAATTCCGTCTTGAGTAGCTTCGAACGTATTACTAACCGCTCCAGCTGAATCGTTGACTATTGAAAACGATGAAGCTAAGTCGGTGAAATTGATAGTTCCATTCTTGACAGCTTCATAGACGTTCGCTCCGCTCTTACCGAATAAATCGTAAGCGGCTGTTAGTCCGTCCATGTCACCTGTACCGCTCTTGATGGTGTTTTCAAGCTCAGTTAAGGCTTCATTCATTGTTTTGCCTTCACTGACGGATTTCTTGAGTGCCTTCTGCATCGAACTCATGACGGTTGATACATCAGCCCCACTCACTTCTACTTGAGCCATGAAATCAGCTGCTTGATATGCCGACATTCCCATTTCTTGGAAAGCCGCTGAATTACTTATTAATCCACTCGCCAAGGTATCAACGGAAATGCCTGTCTTCTGCGATTCTTTCGTGAGTACGTCCATCAGGGTTCCAGCATCTTTAACGTCCATTCCGAATGATGTAAGAGCCTTCTGAACGGAATCTATCGAGTTGTTAAGGTCAGTATCATTTATCTTGGCGAATTTAATAAACTCCTTAGATAAGTCCTTAAGTTCATCACCAGTCGCTCCAAATCTCGTATTAATCTCACCAACAGCGACTGAAGCTTCATCGAATGACGTACCGGCTATATCCGAAGAAGTAGCCAACTCTTTCATCAAGTCATTAAGCTTATCCGCTTCCGCTCCTGTAGCTCCTGTTTTTTTAATGACAGTATCCATCGCGCCATCGACTTCGTTGAAGCTGTCGAGTGCCGTCTTACCAACTGCCACGATTGGAGCGGTTACTGACTTCGTGAGGTTGCCGCCAAGCTGTTGCATGTTATCCCCGACAGCCTTGACCTTCGCTCCGAGTGACTCAATCTGACTTCCAGCTGATTGAATAGTCGAACCAAGTGACTTGAGTCCTGACGTATTGCCGCCAAGCTCGCCGATGGTCTGATTTGTCCTCTGAGCTTCTTCCTCAAGTGATTTCAGCTCCGCTGTGGTCTTTGCCACTTCAGCCTGTAAAGCATCATACTGTCCCTTGGTGATAGTTCCCTCTTCAAGAGCCTTGGCCGCATCCTGAGCGACTTGCTTTTCCATTTCAAGCTTCTGCTTAGTCTCATCAATGGCAGTGTTCAATAAGCCTTGTTTAGTTTTCAAAGTGTCGAGATTTTTAGGATCCAGTTTGAGTGCCTTATTAACTGTCTTAAGGCTGTCCTGAGTCATTTTAAGGCTCTTATTGACATCATTAAGCGACTTGACCAGTCCACTCGTCTTTCCCTCAATCTCGATAGTAATTCCCTTAATGCTTCCAGCCATTGTTATATCCCCATTAATTTCTTATAATCTTCCGATGTTCCCATCTTCGGATACTTATATGAATCATTTGATGATTCGGTGATCACGTCCATCAACTGTCCCCACGTCAACGAGTCGACTTCATCAAGAGTGAATCCTACTTGTTTTGCTCTCAGAATTAACAGAGCTGAAGTCATCACTCGGCTAGTGGGCTCATTCAGTTTTTTGGATGCACCGCCGTCTTCTTATTATTCGCATAAAGTGTCATAATTTCCTGTGCGGCTGATTCAACAGAATAGGAGTCAATAGAGTCGAGCCAGTCGAAGTAATCATCCTGTGTCAGGTTCTCGACCTTTCGCCATCCACCAAGCTCAGCACGTTTAATCATGACGAATGCTATTTTCTTAACTAAATCAGGATACTTTTCTTCGTTTCCCTCTGTATGAGTAACAGCATAAGCGATGTTAATCTTAAAAATCGCATCGACCATGTGGTCGGTCATCGCTGTTGCTTCAAATTCTGTAGGCTTACCGCCTATCTCAATTAACTGTTTCATGCTTATTCCTTCCCTTCTTAAAAAAACAAGGGCGAAGCTCCCGAGGGAACTCCACCCTATTCAGTTGTAATTTTTACAACGATTAAGCTTCAACGGTGACAGCACATACATCCGAATAAGTAGCATCGTCAATAGTGATAGATGCTGTGATGTTGGCTGTTCCTGTAGCTTTACCTGTGATGAGTCCTGACTCTGATACTGTAACCTTGGTAGCATCAGATGTTGACCAGGTTACCTCTGAACCTGTTGGAACTACAACCGCAACGAGCTGCTCTGTTTCGTCAACAGAAAGAACAGTTGAACCCTTAACTGTTACAGATGGCTTAACAACCACTGAAGCCGGTACATATGGAGCATTGAAGAATGTATTATATCCAGTATCGCCCTTATTAAGAGTAGCCTGAATCAGCTGTCTATCTTCGCCGCCAAGAGTAACTGTATCAGCGCGACCGATAGCCTTAATAGTGATAGTCTGAGTCTGAACCTCTGTGCCGTCCTCTGTTGTAGCTGAAGAAGCCTCAGGAATTGAAGCAGAGCACTTATAGAATACAGTCCTCTGTCCACCGATATCGCCTGATGTCTCGAAAGCAAAAGCGAAGTACTTAGTTATAGGATTTTTTGTCTCAATAAGTGCTCCGTTTGAATCCTCAATGAATCCGTAGATGTCCTTCTTGAACTGACGTGGAACTGATGCGCTCTCGAAGTCGCCCTCATATGAGGAAGCTGATGAAGTAACGTAATATACTCCGTCATCTGCATAAAAATCTGTCTGTGATGCATTATTACTCAATCCGATTGAGACAGCACCCGGCCATTTAACCGGTGCGCCGTAGGTAGTAGTTACCTCTCCACTAACTGGATCTGTAACCTCTGTCATCGGGAAGTAATAAGCATTAGTAAGTCCAAAATGAACCTTATTATCTGCCATTAATTTAATCCTCCGAATGTATAAATAGTAAGGTAGAGCTGTTCGTCTTCCTGATCCACTTCATCAGATACGAACTTGACTCCTTCCTCGGTTAATTTGTTTTCAATAAGCTCCCTTGTCGATAAATTAGGAGCTGTGTCATAAAGTTCCACCCTATAAGATGGTATCTTCATGTACGTTATGTTATCTGCCCCGAAGTTACTGCCATAATCCACCGTATAAACGATATATGGAACTGCTGTTCCTACTGGAGCATGTCCTCGATATACTGGGATACCTGTTTCACTAAGTATCTGCTTTACTTCAATCTCATGAATCATAGCTTATCAAGTCCTTTCTCGACTTCCTCAACCATTCGCTCTTGAACTTCTTCTTCAACTGGTTTGATGTGTTTTATGCCATTAAAATGACCGACTTTCTTGCCATTTCTGACGATATCGTGACCATTTTCCAAAAGGTGAGTCAGTTGGTAGTCAGTTCGATTATAAATAACCGTCATGTTATCAACTTTTTTAGTACTCCAACCCTTAGCATATCGCCCTGACTTTTTGCCTTTGCCCTTAGGTGATGAAGCTTTCAACTTGTTCACAGCTTCCTTGCCAACCACTTTAGATACCTCATCAATTACGTTATCAACCTGCTGAGGAATCTGATTAAGCATGTCCTGTATCGTCCTCTGAAGCTGATCCGGATTGATTGTTATCCCCATTCTCGTTCGCCTCCTTTGTAGGCACATAGTCCGTTACTCCGCTCTTATACTCTGCGTAAAGTTCAACAGTATCATTATTCGGCTGATAGGTCCTGTAAATTCCGTATCGCTTACCATCGTACTCCAAGAGTCTTTGACCATGATACTCTGCATCGTTAATTACAAACGAAAAGTCTGGAGTGATGCCATTCTTTCCAGCTGAAAAGAACTCTGTTTGAGTTATGCTCCTGACCTTTGCGAAAGTCTCGTAAAATGTTTCAGAAGCTGTCGGATAGCCGAGTTCATCAGTGGTTAAGGTCTGTGAAATTAACTTGATTACTACGTCCATTTATGACCTCGCTTTCTCCGAGAAGATGCGATTATTAAGCATCCATCTCAGATTCCTTGGCATTCCTTCGCCGGTATCCCTTTTTCGCCACAGCCAACCTGCGTACATCGCTACAAGCTGAACATCCTCGACTTCATCCGAGAGGGTTGCGACACCCTCCCGAACAACAGCCGACTTAGCCGCTCCAATGTACTGAGTGAGTCGAGCATCATAAGCAGTAGCGGTCATGATTCCAAGGTCCGTCTTGATCATCGTTAAACATGTTGCTGTTGTTGTATTACTCCACTCTGCCATATATGCTCACCTCACTTATTAACTGGCTTCTTAACTGGCTTCTTTACTATCTTCTGCGGTTCAGCT